CCCGCGCCATGCGGATTATTTCTTCTCTATCCATGATTCTTCCCCTTCTTTGTTACTCCATTCTTGCCACCTTGCTGCGATGAGATCTAATAAATGTTTAAGCAGCGATTGATCTGAATCAGATAAATCATCTCTACCTGCGTACTCAAACAGCAAGTTCCATATAGCTTCGCGCTCATGCTCGGCAACAAGATATGCAAAGTATTCAAGCTGATAAAAAGCATGAACAACCCCGTTGGAATCAGCAAGCCCTGCTTCTCTAGCCATGCGGATGATGTCTTCTCTATCCATGATTCTTCTCCTTTAGCTTGGCTTCGATGGCGCAAGCAAAATCACCCCAGTGCTGATTTCCTGAATGGATCTCTTGTATTTCATAAGCCGTCAGCCCAACCCATTGCTTCAGCGCCAATCGGCGCAGTTCGACGGCTGATTCCCTGCCCGTGCTATTGCTTATTCGTCCTTGCACAAACTCAGCGTCCAGCGCATCAGCCAGCCGCAGGGCTTTGGGTTGTGTGCTCATGTGTTCTTCTCCCGCAGCTTAGCTTCGATGTATCGGGCAAACCTCACACCGTCCTCATTCAAGAAAAGTGCTTCCATGTCCTCATCCGTCAGCCCAACCCATTCATGCTTTGGTAGGGATGTGTAAAGGGGCGAGGTATGCGGCGGGTCGGCTCTTATCACAAAGCAATCCGGCCAGCCGTGAATGCGGTGGTCAATGTGAGCCACCGGCTCTTGCTCTGGATGACAAAAGATGCACTTGGTTTTTTTCACGCCGTGAGCACATATCGACTCTTGCTCTGTCTTTAGTGCTTGGCGCAGGATGGTGATCGCCTGTTTTCTATTAACCAAACCCGCATGGCTTACCGGATCGCTCTCTAGCGCCTCAAGCGCCTGCTTCATAGCTTTTCTGCTCATGCCTCACCCCCGGTTGCTTTAGCGATGGCGGCGCGGGCCTTGTTGTAGGCTTCCTGAATGGATGTCTCGTGTACTGGTTCTGCGCGGTTTGCGATTCTTTCCCAGCGCCACTCAAGAGCAGTCGTGGCTTCTTTTAACGCTTCCAACAAATCAGGCGCAGCTGCGATCAGGCGGGCGTCTGCTGCTAAGTGTTCAGGCACTACTGCGACTGGTGTGCATTGCTCGGCCATGATGCGTCGATTTCCGTTAGCATGGACTTTGATTGGGTCGATGTACCACGGCCCTGGTGTGTGTTTCATAGCTTCTCTGCTCATTGTGGATTGCTCTCTTCATCAAAGTCCATCAGTGGTGGGTGCGGAATATCGTCATGCACAATCACGCCGTTTACGGCTTCAATAAACTTTCCACATATCACGCAGTAATACCCATCGGTTTCAGCCATGATTTTTCTCCTTTAGCTTGGCTTCGATGGCGTCAGCAAACACATGGGTGTCCTCATTCACCCAATCTCGTCCTGTTGATTCGCACCACAGGTCACTCTTTTCCTCATCCGTCAGACCTTGCCACTCCCGGCGCGGTGGTGCGGTGTAAAGAGGTGATCGACCTTCGCCACCTGACTTGTAAATCGTGCCGCACCCTACCGAATCGAAATGCTCACGCACCTCGTCAATCTTTACCCAGCCTTCAGCAACGCTCCAATACTCAAACGGTTCTTGCTTTAGTGCTTGGCGCAGGACTATCGCTGCTCGTAACTGGATGTCTGAATTGTCTGAATCCAACGCTTCAAGCGCCATCTGCATAGCTTCTCTGCTCATGCTTCCCTCGCTTTCAGCATGGCGTCTGCCATCATGTAAGCCTGCTTCGCGGTGACATCAAAATAATTTCCCTGCACCAGTGCTTGCATTGCCTTTGCCGCAAAGTAATCGCGCAGGGTCATTCCAGTTTCATTAGGCCACTGCGTCCTTGGAAACGCTGGCCCACCATCCGTTGGTGTCTTTGCATTCTTGTTTTCGCTCATGCCCGATCCCCCGCATGTTGTTTCCATTCTTCCTTCTCCTTCATGCGTTGCTCGTACACTTCCATCAGCAGTTCTGCTGCTTCCTTTATCTTGAACTTTTCGTTAGTGCAGTAGTCGGGCAAGCCCTCGGCGTAACCCTCAAGCCATGCGGCGAGCATGCAGAACCTATGTGCGGGACTCATGAGGCTGTTCTCCAAATACGGCAAAGCTTAGTTTGGTTTGATTTAAGTTTTGGATAGCGGTGAGGGCTGTTGCCAAGCGTTCTGCATTTTCAATCGCTTGCACAAACGCTGGGCTAGTTAAGATGTCCACAGCTTCTTTGTATTGTTTGGTCATCTTCATTGTTTCAGTCTGCACTCGATCTGAAGATGCTTTTAACGAAGCAAGATCGTTTTTAGTGGTTTCTCTGAAAGACATCACTGCCTCTCTGACGCGCTTGAGTTCCGCTTCCACACGGTCGGTGGCTTCATGTGCAATAGTTGTAAGTTCCATAGTTGTTCTCCAAAAATCAAATTCTAAAAAGACAGTTTGCATTTCGTTGCTTACTACTTCTTCGCGTTTAACGGCAACACCTTCACGAAAACGCCCTGTGGTAACTACCGCGTCTGAAAGTACACGTCCTGCATGAATAGCTTTAGGTGCTGCCCCGCAGATGGATACCTCAAACGCTTGCATATTCCCCGCCCAGTAAAACTCAGCAGCACGTTTCATTCCTTACCCCTCTTCATGAAGGGAGGTTCGTCTGCGTTGTTTAGTATTCGTGCAATCTCACGGTCGATATACCAACGTGCTTTACGCAAGTCTTCAACCTGCTCACCCTTCAGGCCAGCTCGCCACAAATATTTTATAGCGTTGCCCACACAGAAATTCATATGCTCGGTGATCTCGATACACTCCACACCGCTAGGGTGCTCGGTATAATGTTTAGGATGGTTTACGGGATCGTTCATAATTTCTTACCTCCATGATTGCGTTTGCCACTAGCTCTTGTGCTTCTTGCACAATGCTGCGTCTGCCTTTGAGTACACCTAATATGTAACCAACCAAGAACCCAAACCCCCAAACTATAAAATTCTCCATCCCTTCACCTCATTCGTCCATGATCGTTTCCATAACTGCATCGTCGTAAGTCGTGCGTGTGCTTCTGCTAACTCAGTCGTGGTGTACTCCTCACGCTTTGTCCAATGCCCCGGCCCTACCCATTTGTGAGGATCTACGTAGTGTGGGTAATACGGCACACCGCGCAAAATAAATATAGGTTGTGTTTCTGTGTCTGCTGGTTTGTTTAAGTTCATCAAACTCATTTACTTTTTCCTTTTACTGTTGTCCACGAACTGCGTAGATGTCCGTCATACCAACGCCCGTCTACTCTTCCCTCTGTCATTGTCTTTTGATACTTCAGCTTGACGTGGCGTTTTTCTTTTGTTTCTTCCCTTGCCTTATCATCGTCAACCATCGTCATCATCGTATCGAGTTTGCTTTTACCCAACCACGCAACAAGCTCGTCCTCAGTCATCTTGTTCTCCCACAACTTATCGCTGAGCTTGGGTAAGTACGCTGCTATAAAACGCGCAACAGTTGTGAGTTGTTGTTTCTGATAGCGTGGCGTACGTTTGAGTGTGTTGAACTTCTCGTACGTGATATTGTTTTCTTTCACAAACATAGGAACTGCTTTGCTTGTGTACAAATGACGTGGTGATCGCCACATCTTGATTAAGTTTCTGTCCCACAACTCCTGTAACACTTCGTCGTGGGCTTCGGCAAACAGATCATTCAAAAGGCTCACGTTGTTCTCTCCTTTTGAGCATGGCATCAGCCACGCGGTATGCAAAATCTGCAAACGCTTCTTCTGGTTTGTACTGCGGCATCTGTCCCCACTTACCTGCGAGGATTCCCGTGATAGCAGCTTTGGCAAACTCATCACGTAGCCTCAGGTGTTCAAGCATCGCTTCTACATTCCAGTCATTCATTCCACACCTCCACTTAGTCTGAATTCAATACGCGCTCTGTCGAGTGCAGCAATACGCTTGCGCTCTGCAACAACTTTTGGATCTTTCCACGGGTACGGTTGTTTAAGAAGACGCCACTGTCTTTTGAATGTTTCGAGTACGTTTGTGCTTTCGCTTGTTGTTTTGATTTGCATCTCTAGCTCCTGTCATGTTGAATGGATCACTGAAAAAAGGTTCGGGTATGGTCACCCTTGTCTTGGCAAACTTCTTGCAATACATCTGATCTTCTTTTTTCTGAAATAGCTTCTCCTGTTTTTGAGGCTCCATCGTTATAAACTTGTAGTGCCGCTCTGCCGTGATGTACGGCCTGTCGGGATCTTTCTTTAAGAAACTTTCAACGCATCCCAACCGCGTGAGTCTGGTCATCAATGAGTAGACAGTGTTCTTGTCTAGCTTCACTTGCAACGCAATCTCTCTCACGGTTGACGGGGTCGCTCGTTTCTTAACGTACTTGAGTACCTTAAGTTGCTTATCGGTCAGGGGCTGTGGGGTCATCTGTTCGCTCCTTTAACCATAACACTGCACAGCGTGAATGAAACAGCGCTTCTTCTGCATGATGTGATGCTTGCTCATACTGCCGCTCATTAACGTATTCGTACACAAGCTTTAACTGTTTGTGTGCTTGCATAAGATGTTCGCTTATATCTTTCATAGCTTTCCTTTACCAAAAGAACTTACGTGGTAGCTCAGCAAATTTAGGCAGTGCCTCAAGCGTGTCAGGCTCATCGAGTTTGACTGCTTTTAATAACGCTCGTTCAAGCGCAGCGAGGAACTGCTTAGTCGTAATATTAGACGCATGTGCCTCTGGAGAGTCACGAAGTGACATACCGCGCATCGAGTAACGACTGCCACTTATCAGGTCATTGTTTGTGAGATACGTTGAGTACAAGTTATCGAAAACAAGCTGACCCAACTCGTTGAGGATGAACTCGGTCTGCTCCTCTAGCTCGCTGATGCGAAGGGTACGTTGTAAGTTATTTATCTCTTTGGTTGCCAGTGATTTACCGAATGAGCTGCGTGACTCCCACTGCGCGTTTTCACGGTATGAATCCAAGCGATACGTTGCCAAGAGCTTGATGACTTCAATCTGCTTACGAAACGCAGCACGTTCCTGTCTACGCTCATCAGACACCACACGTTTGTGCACAGGGATGTGATCGGATGCACTGACGACGAGTTTGCCTGTCGAAGTGAACGTGAGCATGGCTGAGAACAACTCGTTCTCGTGCTTGATCTCTGGGTGATCGCGCTTGTAATGCTTATGCACGACGTGGTTAAACGGTACGACACACTGTTTGCCGTCCTCACCCATAAAGCTTGCTGCATGTCCACTGTGACAACCCACTACGTTCCGTGCAATAAACTTACGAGAAGTCAATGTGTCATGCCCACGGATATACACAACGCGATAGCCGTGCTGATCGGGCTTGAGATAGCGGATCATCTTGGTGTGATACAGGCACACATCGAAGTAGGCGTCATCTTCGCCGCGCTCAAGTCTGTACTGCCATGATGATACATTCTTGAGCGGTCGCTCGTGGTCGCTCCACTTCTTTGAACGTGGAGGCTTAGGTGTTTTATCAAACCATTTCTTGGCGTGTTCGTACGATGTGATTGCGGGTAATGCCCATACGTTTGCTGAAAATGACATGATTACTCTCCTTGTAAAGTTGTTGTTGAGTAGACGTGATGTCTACTCATGTGTTCTAAATATCAACCGCAGCGCAGCACTTGAATCGTGTCACCTGCTCGACAGGTCTTAGCGTTTCCCTTCCCCCAATTAGTGGCGCACCATGCAGACAGACATCTGATCAAGGTTTTGTAATCGTATTTGCCCATAGGTATGACCACCACATCACCGACTGCTACGTTTTCGACATGTGATTTGAAGTGCTTGGTCAACTCCCCATACTGGAACATACTGCTGCGCTTTTTCTTTTTCTCAGCCACCTCTAACTCACCGTACTCATTGCCCACTGAGTCGATGACCTTGTACTGACAGCCCGTTGCTTTGAGCAGCTTGATGGCTTGCTCGATTGTTTTAGTTGTTACAGCCAACTGCTGAACTGGTTTGGTAGTAGGCATGATGCGCTCCTGTTTGCGGTAAGAAGAAAGTGACACTGGTTGAAAGAGGTCGAGTTGATCCATGATTAAATCCGTCCTTTGATGTGGATTGCTTTACCTTGCGGAGGAACGAAGGACTCGTTGTCAACGATGCCCCACAACGCAGCGCAAGGCACGACTGCATTGTTCCCATCGAGATAGCCATCGGTCAGCCAGATGACTGCACGTGGCTTGTACTGCTTCTCAGCGATATACTTCACAACACACTGTGGTGTCGTACCACCCCCACCCATTGGCTTCATGAGCGTGGCAATCGAGTGATACTCGTCGGGCTTGAATAACTGCTCGCCACACACGGACGTGTCCCACCAGATAACGCGCAGCGCATCGGGCATAACAGTCTGTGCGATCTGTGCGATCTCACCGAACAAGATGGGATAGATTGGCCCCATCGAGCCTGACGTATCGCCAGCGATAATGATCTCGCCTTTGTTGTATGCGAAGTGCGAGGGCAGCAGGATGCCGAGCGGTGCGAAACGCTTGTTAGGCGGCACGAACCGTGAGTGCTCATCACCCTTACAGATTGTGTCGAAGAACTCGCGCAGATGCTGACGCCACTCGGTGTTACGTTTTGTAGCGTTGAGGTCAAGCCGTCCGCCTCCCTTGCCGTTACCCGCTAGCTTCTCTGCAAGTATCTTGCCCTGCCGTCCTGCCTCATCGACTCGTCGGCCTGTCTCCTCCATCTCATCGTCATCAAGCTCGTCGAACCGATGATCGTCAAAGCCACCCTCACCACCTCCCTCATCACCCTGATCGATGAGGTCACGCAGCACACGAAGAAAACCCCACCCCTTGTACTTAGTATCAACGCATGGCTTAACAGTGGGACGCTCGACCCACGTGAAGTTAGGATCAATCTCCTCGATGATGAGGTTGATGACGTGATCCATCGCTACGTTGGACAGCTTGGGGTAACGCTTGCAAACATCTTTGTACTCGACACAGTGCTTGAGCATCTTGTGTAAGTTCTCGTGGATGCGGACATAGCGCAACTGCTTGCGATTCTGTGCGAGCACAAAGTCAGGGTTGTAATACTCATCACGACCATTGGTCGCAGCCGTGGGCAGACGGTCAGTGATCTCGATTCTGCCCACCATCGCCACGCCGCTAAGCTGAGCGAACAACGCGTTACGTGTGAGGTCGATGCCTACAGCAGTCACACGCTCGTGTGGTGTCATGTCGTTATACATAGTTCTCTCCTTGAAATGGGGGCATGTGCCCCCGTTAATTAAAAGTTGAACTTATTGAGCAGCGCGTCCACGTTCTTACGCACGTCATCACGTACAGCCTCGTTAGTACGTAACTCCTTGGCGTCCACCCCTTGCAGGGCTTGCACGAGCCCGACCCGCGCTTGGTCGAGTGTTGTGTCGTTGATGATGTTGAGGTGCTTGACCATGTCACACAGCTCCAGCGCACCCGTGACGAGCGAGTCGTGGAACTTACGTGTCCTACGATCCCCGTCCACGTTGTCATACCCTAGCCTGTCCTGCATACGCATGAGGTGCGTCTTGAGTCGCTCACGTACGTCAGCCATCGCAGCCTCGACACGCTCATCAGCGAGCTTGGCTAACTTCTCCTGAAGTTCTTTCTGAGCGTCATTGCCCACGTCCACACGGAAGTCACCCGCACGTGGCACAGGCATGAAGTTAAGACGGAAGGCGAACTTACGCTCGATCTCGCTCACATCAGGGTAGTCGTCACGTTTGAACATATCGCCAAGCGCCATCGCCTGTGCTGTGATGAGCGAGGGGTACACACGGATGAAGTCCTCCACGAATGAGAAGAACGTCTGCTCACTGTCTGCCATGCGTTGGCTAAACGTGAGGAAGTTCGCTGTGGGCAGCAGCCTGATGCCGCTGTCTGACCACGGCATGGTGTTCTCGTACACGTATGTGCGTACGCTGCCAACGTAAGTGTTGATCACGTCCAGCTCGTTACGCCCTGCAAGCAGGTGCTTGTTGACGCGAGCCGCATCCTTAGCGGCAGCGTTCTTTGATGTGACCACCTCGTCGGTGGTTTTCTTGTCCAGCTTACGCGCAGTCCATACTGAT